CTTCTAACTCTCTGATAATTGCTTCCAAGTCCATGTCATCTTCTTCGTCATTACCGTCAACATCGTACTCTTCGTCATCATCACCCATTTCGTCATCACCCATCATTTCTTCTTGAGGTTCTTCATCGTGATACATTTCATCTTTTTCTTCTTTATCATCTTGTCCCATTTCTAATTCTGCTAATCTAGCTTTGAGTTGAGCAATTTCGTCTTGCTTTTTTTTCTCATCATCACCCTCTTCTTCGTTAATGTCTGCTACTTTTTTGTAATCTGCCATTTGAGCCCCTGGCTCACCTGAAGCAGTTTTTGTAGAACCACCTTCGAATTCGGTATGTGCATCTAATTTAGGATTAGAACTTGAAGAACCAATGTTTGAAGAATCTAATTCCTCGTCAACTTTTTCTGCATCTTTTTCCTCATCTTCTGCTTCAGCTTGTAATTTTGCAGCTAAAACTGATTGAAGTCTCGGTGTAAATGCTTCTTCAAGTGCGAGTTTTGCGTTAGCTAATGCAGTTTCTTTTACAGCTTTAGCATCGGCAATTGCTTCTTTCAATAATTTTGAATTTGCCATTTGTTTCTCCTTAAATTTGTTTGTGAAGTTATTTAGAAAGGAAACTCCAATGTATAATTGTCAGTTGTTCGGTCACACCTTATAAGAGAAGGGTATTCATTAACCAACTAAATGTGTTAAAATCCTATATAAACATAGGATATTTGATAATATATATAACTTTTTTATAGAAAACTAAAGAAATTAATTAAATAATTTAATTTTTCTTTTAGCTTCTTCCATTTTTAACCTTTTTCTGACCGAAGGTTTTGTAAATGTTTGTCTATCTCTAAGTGCTTCAATTTGCTTTGTAGATTGAACTTTTCTTTTGTATTCTTTGAGTGCAGATTCTATATTTCCACCTTTGACATTAGTAATCAACATAACTTTTGGATTTTTTATTATCCTACAATCCCAATCTATCTGCCATTTGTTGTTCGGAAACATCTGCTATTTCAAAATATCTTTGCAATACATGTCCCATATCTTCGTAAAGAGCTTCTAATCTTTGTTCTTGTGCTTTAGCTTCAATTGCTTCTTTTTCAAAAGCTTTTTGTAAGTTTGCTAACTCTTTCATATTTCTTTTAATAGTAATTTGGTCAAACCAATCACCGGCTTCTCTTAAAGTATATTCAGATGCTGCATCTGCGATTGCACCTAATCTTTCTGCAATTTCTCTTACATCAGATTTTCTACTTAATCCTTCTCTATGTGTACCATAAGTTGAAATAATTTCCAAAAATGCTTTTTTCAAAACATTTGGTAATTTATTTCCACCTTCTGATTCTTTTAATATATCTTTTAACTTTATCATATTAGTTTAATTCTATTAAAATTTCTCTCATCAAATCTTGTGCTCTACACCATTTACCACATTCTTCTGCTTCTTTTTTCATTTGTAAGTTTACACTTTCGTTCATACTTACAGGTGACATAAATGCACCATATGTAGATGGGTTAGAAACAAAATCCCAACCTACTAATTCAAAATCAGGTTGAACCATAAGAGTTCCATCATTCAATTCTTTTACTGAACCCAAACCTCTTGATGAAATACCCAATCTAATATTGTTCTTTAATAATTCTTTTAAGATATTACCTGATGGGGTTGATAAAATTTCAACCGTTCCCATTACATCATCACCTTCCCAATAAATTTCTCTGATGTTGTGTGATACATTTTTTAAGTTAATAACTGGGGATTCAGGATGGTCTAATTCACCCAAAGCTCTTCTTTCTTTAATAAGTTGTTGATATTTTTCAACTTCTTTAATTAAGATTTCTTTTGGATATCTTCTTTTATTTTGGTTTGGAGCACCGGCTCTTTGAAGAATACCCTTAACTAAATAAGTTCCGTTTTCTTCTTTTTGAAGCTTTGCCTCAAATAAATGGGTTTCTATTAATATACCTTTATTCATTATTTTTTTTACTTCTTAATGCTGCTAAATCACTTGCTTCAATTTCACCATCACCATCGGTATCTAACTTATGTTGATTACCAAATAATTCTTCAGGTAAACCTGTCAATTTACCTTCGGTTTTTGCTTTATGTGCTTTATCTACTGCATTAAAGAATTTCTTTTTATCATCATCTGACATATCTTTTAAAGACTTACCAGTCTTATCCAACATATGCTTAAATAATTTTTGATAATCTTGCTCTTCAGCCATTACTTCTCTCACAAGCTCTTTTAATTGATTTGCGTTCATTATTCTGAAATTTTTCTAATTTGTTGCTCTAATTTAATTAATCTCTCTTTTATAGTATAAATATTGCTATTAGTCCTTTTCCAGAATTGTTCGTTTGTCACACCACTTTCGTTCTTAATTTTACCATACCAATTCAAAAATCTTTCAACTTCTGCTAATTGCTTATTTATATTTGAAATTCCTTTATTGATTTTTCGTTGTGGAGATATTGCTTCTCTTTTTAATTCCAACCATCTATTTTCTTTTACAATCTCCATTCCTGCTGATTGTGCTATATCTTTGTTTGGTTTTACTTTAGATTCTTTCTCTTTATTTTCGGATTCAGGTGCAACTTCCATTCCAGATACATCTGCTATTTTTTTATCTGCTATTTTACCGGTAACTTTTAATTTAGGTGCAATATCTGATAATTTTATGTTTGGTACTTTTGTACTTTCCGCTTCATTAACAACACTATATCCTGTTAAATCTGCTTGTTTCTTGCCCTTTGCTTTCTCATTTTCTTTTTTACCAAATGCATATGGAGTTAGATATCCATCGACATTACCTGTCACATTCATCTCATCAATCATTCTTTCTCTAACTATTTTACGAATGATTTCTTTAATTTTTTGGATTTTTTCTTCTTTTTTATCAGGTAATCCTTTGTGCTTAGTTGATGCAAAATCTTTAGTATCCTTATCACTCATAGAATCTGCTGCTTTTGCAACTTCTGGCGATGGTGCTTCCATATCACCTTTTTTAGTGGCATGAACCATACCCATAAATCTTTGTTGTGCTTTACTTACTGATGGCATTTTATTCTCCGTTTAATTTTATGCTAATAAATATGCGTTTCCAGATGTTACTGTAATACTCTTTGCATAACATGGAACGGGTTCACCAACTGCTAAATGTTCTAATTTAATAGTTGATTTGTTTGTAGTTTGTTGAACACTACCACCATAATTACCATCAACAACACCTTCCAATGTTACTGAACCTGAACAAACTGCCGAACCTCTCATAACTCCCCAAGCTTTATCTAAAGAACCAGATTGTCCTGCTGTATATTCTATTGCATTAAAAATTCTATAATTTACCATTTTATTTTAATTTATCTTTTATTTCTGCCAATAATTCGTATGTCATCATCATTGCTGATAAATGTTCTTCTTTTATTTTTTTAACAGATTTAATTTTCTTTATATTAGAAATAGTTTCTGCTAATTTAATTTTAGTAACTTTATCGGAAACAGATGAACCGGCCTCTTTTAGAGAATTAATAATATTAGAAATTTCATTACTAACATATTCACTTAATTTACCAGTATTGTTTATATTATTAATGTAATGTCTTAATAAAGATTTTTGTTCTTCACTAAGATTTTTATATTTTTTGTTAAAGTTTTCAACTAAGAATTTATAAGATAATGCTCTCAAATTCTCATCTTGTTTTTTATATTCTTCTACAACTGCATCTTTGATTTTAGAATCTTTATTTTGTATAGATGTGTTTATAATTCCTTCCGTTATTGTAAATCTTGATGAAACTATATCTGTTGGGTCGAATTGTTCTTTTGATGAAATTGTTTCAAATATTTTGTATATAGATGCTAATACTTTATAATTTGAAATTGGTGATTTAATAAAATCATCCAAATTATATGTTTCTTTAATAGCTTTTATCAAATTGTATTTTTCTTTTACAATTTTCTTTTCATCTAATCTTTTTCTCGCTTCTAAAATTGTATCAATAAATTTTTCAGCTTTTGTTTCTGAATTGTATTTTTCGTTTATTAAATATTGGTATAATTTAAGTTCTTTAGATAATTCTTTTTTTGAATTAAAATATTCTTTCAATATCTTTTCTGCTAGTGATTTATCCGCTGACATGATTTCTGCCGTGACCTGTCTAACTAATAGTTCAAAGATAAATCCTGTATTTTTAAATTTTGAATGTTTTATTTTTTTCATTAAATTGACAATTATTCAGATATAAATATATTTTTCTATTGATTTATTACTCTTTTGTTATATTCTCCGTCAAAATCGTTTTTTTATTTCCTTTCATATCTTTGAAAACTTCTAAATAAGAATCTTTTCTAGCTTTGAAAGGTTGAGAACCTTCTTTTCTTTTAAGAGTTTTAATACCCAATGGGTCTCTACCTTCAGGGTGATCATCTTTTCCATATCTCACAGGGTCTTTTGGTCTACCACCCGCACCTTCTTGTTCTAATTCTGTATTAATTTTATCTATTTCCTCTTCTACATCGGTAGTACCTTCTTGTCCTGTTGGTTTTGCAGGGTCATTACCTTGCGTTTCAATAGAAGTTAAACGGAATTGTTGTTTGGTATCATCCAACACTCCAATTGTTTCTTGGTCTTGCTCATCTTGTGCAAATCCCATAATAGATTCGTACATCCATTTTTTAGAAAACATCTTAGTTTGCTGCATTGACGTAATCAATGCAACTTTAGATGTATATAATTCAACCTTTTCTTGTTCGTAAATTTTTGAAGGTATTGTTAATTCTAGTGTAAAGTCGGTTAAACTTTCATCTTTAATACCCTGTGCATATAAGTGAATAATTGCAATCTTTGTTAATTCTGAAATTAAAACTCTTTGTATTCTCTCAATAGTTTTTGCAAATCTTACATCCATTGCTGCAAGAGTTGCTTTACCATTTGTATCTTCACTATAACCTAAAAATGCTTTTGGAATTTTCAATGACGCCATCAACTTATTTTTTAAATAGTTAAGGTCATCTGTCATTGTATATTCTAAACCTTTTAATGTATCAATTGAAGTTCCATTATCATTACCTCTTACCGGCATATAGTAATCTTCAATCATATTCATCATATTGAATTTTAAATTATACTCGCCCGTTCTTTCATCCACAAACGGAACTTTCTTAGATGTTTGTATAATTTTTTGCATATATTGGTCAACTTCTGTAGGTGGAATATTACCAACATCAATTTTAAATATTCTTTTTTCAGGTGCTCTCATTACTCTATGAATCAACATAGCATCTTCCATAAGAGATAATTGTTTCCAAACTCGTCTACCACCTTCAATCATAGATTTTCCGTAAGGTAAGAAATTGGGGTCTGAATTTAATCTAAAGTGTGCTACTTCATAATTTTCCAATTCTTTCTTCGGAGTTTGTGACATACCACTTAATGGGTTTTGGTATGGAGCATATACGAATTTGACTCTTTGTGGATTTGTTGGATCAAAACCTTCAACTCTTGAAGTTTCGTATGAAGATAATGGTAATACATTTACAACACCTAATCCTTCTGCTATTTCTAATTGTAGAAAAAAATCACCATATTTAACTAAATTTCTAGTCCATGGCCATAAAGTATATTCTACATTGAGTATATCGTAAAATAAGTTTTCTAGTATTTGTTTAATGTTATCATCTGGATGATGAATTTTTAACACATTTCCTTGTTCATTCTTTGGAGTACATTCATCTGCGAATATATCTAATGCTGATGCAATAATTGGGTCCGCATCCATTGAATCATAATCTCTAAACAAATCAATTCTGACTTGTTGATATGCTAAAGATGATTCTAACAATCCACTACCATAAGAAGCCATTCTTAATTTCATATAACGGTCTACAAGGTTTGTTGTCATTGATTGATATTCATCTGTATCAACAACTTTAACACCTTTAGTCGTTTTACGAACTATTGTATTTGTTGAAAATAATTTCTGTAACCTACTAAAAACGCTTTTATCTGCCATTTAAATAATTTTTTTGAATATACGAAAAAAATCTGTATTTACCAAATTTACCATTTACGGCAACTCCAATATCTTGCTTTTGTTCTTGGTCCTGGATTTGCACAATTATGTCTTGCTCTAAAAGATTTTCTTCTCTTTGGATTTGATTTTTTAATTCTCATATTAGGGTCTCCAAAGTTTACCTTTACAACTCTACCAGCTGGATTTTTTACATATACTTTAAATTTTTTAACATCACCTGCCGTTGGTTTACCCAATTGAACATTTCTACCTTGATATTCTGCTTCTAATAAACAATCACAACTTACTTCTGATAATTGTTGATTATATTCTCTCATAAACTTAACGAATTCTTTCATATCCGTTTCATTTTCTACATCATACTCTTCTATTTCTTCAATATTTTCATTATTATCACCATAAAATCCACCAGGTTGATTAATTGCCGCATCATCTGCAGCTTCTTTTTGCAGATTTGCAGGTATTAAACTTACCAATTTCATATCTTCGGTATTTTCTTTTTTAGGCACACAATTAGGAACCATTTTACCATTTTTCATTTTTCCACCCACTTCTTTGTAGCCGTCCCAACATTCATCTAATGCATTTATTTCACCAATACTTTCATTACATTTTCTCCAGCCACCACCTTTTCCTTTGTAGTTTTTTGCTGCCCAACCATTTGCATAGGCCGATGGATATACGCTAAATTTACGCTTTGCTGCTGCTTTTGATGCTGACCATTTACCTGGATCGGTAGGGCAATTCTTTTCTAAAAAAAGATTTATTTTTTCTTCTATTTTCATTGTTTCATTTTTTTTCTTTCCTTGACAATGTGCCTTTTGACTAAAACCTTTTGGATTATTACAATCTATACTTTTTTTATATTTATCACTCCAATCTTCGTTTTTAGTTGAAACATATATTGGCTTTTTACCTCCGCCACCACTACTACC